CCACCACTTTACGTGGAACTTAAGGATTGTTTCTGGATGGAACAATCACTTACTACTAACATATCCAAAAGGAGCATTAGTTATGTCTAAAAGACAAAGTAAGGATCATACCAAGGTTTGTAAACATGTTTCAAGAATTCTCTCTGGTAGTCGTGAGGCTGCCGGGATAGTTGATGAAATACAAGGTTGGCTCGTCAATAATGGGCCTGAATGGACGGTGAAGAGACTGAAAAGTCTCAAACAATCCGTGATTAACTACCTAGCCTTTGAGCTAGACACCAGTAGACCTAGTCGGCGTTTTGAATCGCCGGAGTGGTTCTCCACAGGTCGTGGAGGTTTT